AAATGGGACTACACGAACGACGACACGCGCGGAGCCGACGACTGGTTCCCTGGGATCGACTTCGAGGAACAGGAACTCGTCGAGCTTTCCGTCGTCACCGTTCCCGCGAACCCGGAAGCGCTGATCGAAGCGCCAGGACCGGGCGAGGGGACCGCCATCGCCGCCGATACGCCGCCCGTCACGGGCGAGGAAGTAACAGGTCTCTCCGTCGACGCGTTGAACGCGATGCAGGTGGAGATCGCAGCCAAGCAAGAAGAAGCAAGAGCGCGAGCGCGCCGACGTCGCGTGTTCCAACTGGCACTGGCAACGGACGGATAAGGAACCCGCGCGGAACACGCGCACATGGAGCAAAAAGCAATGGCCACACTTTCCGAAAAGCACCGGCAACTAAAGCGCGACCGCGCTGGGATCGTCGATAAGATGTCGGCGATCGTCAAAGAGGACGAGGACGACAAGCCGTTATCCGACGAACAGTCGACGACGTTCGACGAACTCGCCGCTTCGCTCGCCGCGATCGACCAGCGGCTACAGCGCGTCGCCGCCGCCATGCAAGCCGCCGCCGAAGGGGCGCAGGACGCAAACGGCGATGGCGAGGACGACGACGAGGACAAAGGCCTGGACAAGCGCGGGAGCTTCCGCGTCCGCTCTGACAGAGTCCCTGCGCGCGCCAAGCGCGACCCGGACGCCGGACTGAAGGAAAAGCGGGGCGTCAAGGCCGCGCGCTACGTCCTCGGCCTGCTGCACTCGCGCTTCAATCACGTCTCGATCGAGAAGGCGGCGGAGTTCATCAGCAATCGGTTCGGCGACGACGTCGTCGCTCGCGCGCTGAACTCCGGAATCACGGGTGAAGGTGGTGCGTTGATTCCGCAAGACTTCATGGCCGACCTGATCGAGCTTCTCCGCGCGATGACCGCCGTTCGTGGCGCGTCGCCGATGGAGATCGGGATGCCGATGGGGAACTTGACGATCCCGCGCCTCGCTGGCGGCTCGACCGCGTCCTATCAGAACGAACTCGACGACATTGCGATCAGTCAAGAACGCTTCGACGACGTGAACTTCGTCGCGAAAAAGTTGACCGCGATGGTTCCGGTGTCGAACGATCTGATCCGCCGCGCACCGATCGGAGTCGAGGAAGTCGTCCGCGACGATCTCGTTCAGACCATCGCCCGCCGCGAGGACCTCGCCTTCCTCCGGGGCGACGGCTCCGACAAGGGTCCGATCGGAATGCGCCATCTGGTGCTACCCGCGAACCTGATCACGGTGACGGCCATGCCCGCGACGCCAGCGCCAGGAGACCAACTGACCGCCATCCTCGCGGGAGCGTCAGCGGCGCTCCTGGCCTTGCAAAATGGCATGTCACGGATGATCCGCCCGGTGTGGATCATGGCGCCGACGATCGCCCGCTTCATCGCGACCGCGCGCGATCAGGTCGGCGGCTTCTACTTCAAGGACGAGATGGCGCAAGGAATGTTCGAAGGCTATCCCGTCCGCCTGACGCAACAGATACCGACGAACCTCTCGATCGCCACCTATGCGAAGGGGTCGGAGATTTACTTTTGCGATATGGCCGACTTCGTGATCGCCGACACCTACAATGTCGTCGTCGATGCCTCCGACGTCGCCGCTTACAACGACGGGACGACGATGGTCTCCGCTTTCCAGCGCGATCAATCGTTGTTCCGGGTGATCGCGGAGCATGACGTGAACATGCGGCACTTGCAGTCGCTCGTCGTCCTGTTGACGCAAGACTGGGCATTCTCGGGCGTTCCAGGCTCGCCTGGGGCACCTTACTCGACGCAACCGCTCAACCCGACGTGGTCGCAAGCTCCCGCCGTCAGGCCTGCCCTGGCGACCGGCGCGAACGCCCCGCCGACGCTGACCGATCCCGCATAAGGAGACCGCGCAATGGTGATGGTGTCGGTGGAAGGTATCCCGCCACGGGATCAACTGGTGACGTTTACCACACAGTTTTTAAGCTACTTCCCTGGCGAGTCCGCGTTCTTCACGCCCGACGAAGCGCAAGCTCTCGCCGACCTTGGCGTGATCGCCCCTCCACCGGCACCACCCGTCAACGTCACCGTGCCCCACGTCTCGCAAGCCGCCAACATTCTGACTTGCACGATGGGGACCTGGGAGGGCGAGCCGACCGGATACGCCTATCAGTGGCAACTCGACGGCGTGAACGCCGGAACGAACGCCAACACCTATACCGTCCAGGCACCGGACGTCGGGCTGACCGCGACCTGCACCGTCACCGCGACGAACGCGATCGGCTCGACGACAGCGCCGCCGTCGAACGGCGTCGTCGTCGCATAAAGGAAGGACCCGACTATGAGCGACGTTATCGAAGGAACGAACGTGCGGATGCGCGTGATGAGGCGCTTCTCGCATTACAACGCCGGCGACCTGATCGCGGTCGATTTCTGGGCCGCGCGCGAACTCGCCGCGAAGAGGCTGGCGCAGCCGCTCGACCTGTTGGTCCCGACGCCAGTCGTCGCAGCGGGATCGGGCGATCCCTCCCCGTCCGGCCCGCTGCGGCAGACGACAGGCGTCGTCCGGAAGTAAACCCGTGTATTCCTCGCTTCGCGTGATGACGCCGCCCGCGAGCGAACCGATCACGACCGAACTCGCGCGCCAGCATTGCCGCATTGACGCCGACTATGACGACAACCTCGTCGCGATGTATGTGACCAGCGCGCGGATGTGGGCGGAAGCGTTTCTCAACCGCGCGCTGTTCACTCAGAAGCTACAGTTCGCCGTGACATGGTCTCCGCCTCCGACCGCGACGCCGCTCGTCCCGCAGAGCTTGATCGTCTTTCCTTTGAACTGGCCTCCCCTGGTGAAGCGACCGATCGAGCTTCCGCGTGCGCCCGCGCAATCCGTCGAACAGATCACCTGGGGCGCGATCGACGACATGCAGGTCGCGGACCCGGACGACTACACCCTGAACCTCGCCGTCGAGCCGGGATATGTCGCGGTCAAGCCGCAACTCGTCCCGCGCATCCCGCAACAGTCGATGGTGATCGACTACACCGCTGGCTATGACGACTCGGACCCGGACGCCGTCCCGATGCCGATCCGTCACGCGATCCTGCTGTTGACCGCGTTCCTTTACGAGCAACGCGGCGACGCCTCGTCCGATATGCCCGCTTTCGCGCGGAACCTGATGCAACCCTATCGGCTCTGGACCTTTGCCGGATAATCCATCGGGTCAACTGACCGCCTCGAACGGGATCGGATCGCTCCGCTGGTTCGTGACGCTTTATCGCCGCGACCAAGCGCCCGCCGACGACCTCGCGCTCGAAGAAACCTTCGTCCGCGTCGCCACGGTCCACGCCGACATACAGCCGACCTATTCCTCGACGTTCTATCAGTCGACACAGGTCGATACGCCGATAACGCACATGATCACGATCCGCTGGCAGGACTATCCGCCGACCATCGACGTCGTGACCCGTGTCACCGATCGCGCGGACGACGGATCGCTCCGGGGTGAGCTTTACCGCGTCCGGAGGACGCTGGAACTCGCCGGACGGAAGCGCTTCCTCCGGATGGAGTGCGAACTCGAACGCTCGCGGACCCTTCCGGACGACGCGGACGGAACCATCAACGCTCTGTTGACCGAACCCTATGACGGAGCGGAGGCCGCTCCGCCCGGAGTGAACCCGCTATGAATCTACTTCTCGTCCTGATCATCGTGATCGTTCTGTTCGGCGGCTTCGGCGGTTACTACGGATACTCGTCGGGCTACTACGGCCACGGCGGACTCGGAGGGGTCGGACTGATCCTACTGATCCTCGTCCTCGTCCTGCTGTTCGGCGGAGGCCGCTTCTGGTGAGCGACCTTAAGCTGACCGTGACGTCCTGGGGCGAGGTCATGATCGACAAGCGCGAGATGACGAAGCTTATGCGGAGCGCGGGCAACGACGTGAAGAACAAGACGCAACGCCTGATCAACGCCAGCGGTGGCGGCGGACGCGTGACTCACTATCGCGGCGACAAAGGCGGAACCTATCGCGCCTCGTCGCCGGGTGCTCCGCCCGTCCGCGCCTCCGGAGCGCTCCGCGCGTCCCTGAAGACGTTTCCCTTCAAGTCTGGCGAGGGCTTCGCCGTCCGCGCTCGTCAGTTTTACGCGCTGTTCCTCGAAGCCGGAGCGCGCGGGGGCGGAAACCCATTCGGAGGACGTCCCGCCGCCTCCGCCGCATGGCGCGCCAGGACGAAGCGCCGCCGCGCGCGCGGACGCTACACGACCCGCATCCTCGAACCGCGCCCGTTCCTCGACCGCGTGATGCAGCAGGAAGCGCCGGACATCACGCGCCGGTTGCGCCTCGCGTTCGACAAAGCGCTGACGTGGAAGCAAACGAAGTGAACGCGATCACGCCGCTCGCGTCCGTTATCGGAGTTTGCATTGCCTCGCTTCGCCAGAATGCGCCCTACTTCGGAGGACGCGTCGCCGGAGCGGCGGAATATCAGCGCGGCCTGCGCGACTACTCGACCTCGATGGCGATCCCCGCCGCCTACGTTCTCCCGCTCGGCTTCGACGCGGAGCCGAACCGGGGCATGGGCGGGTCGCTCTGGCAAATCGTCCACAAACACATCGGAGTCGCAGTCGAGCTTGACGCGCAACGCGACCGTCGGGGCCAGGAACCCGCGATGTTGCTCGAAATGATCGAGGCTCAGATCAACGCCTCGGTGCTGAACCTGTTCGTCCCGACATGCCGCATGGCGACCGGAATTTATGCCGTCGGTGCCCATCAACTCGACCTCGATCGCGCGCGCTTTTGGTGGCAGTGGGAGTTCGCCGCCGACTGGCAGATCACCGACCTCGATGGTGTGCAACCGCAGTCGATCCCACTCCAAAGCGTCGAGGTCGACTTGTTCAACGCGCCGGGAGCGATCGGCGTTCCCGGCAGCGATCCCGCCGCCGTCGTCGTCGTCAACACAGGCGACAATCCGATCCCGCCGACTGACGGGCCGTGGCCGCAACCGCCTTCAATGGAGGAATGAACATGTGGGTTAAGCCTGCGCCCGGTCGCACGGTGCGCGATCCGATCTCGAAAGCGAAGCTGCCCGACGAGGGGCGCGAAGTGAAGGACGGAGACCTGTTCTGGGTGCGCCGCCTCCGCGACGGCGACGTGATCGTCGAACAGCCGCGCGCGGTGCCTCGCCGACACGAACCGGCGCACAAGGAGGCGTAAGACGATGGCGATCAATTTCACCTATTATCCGACGTCGAACCGGGTTCCCGGTGTCTTCGTCGAGATGGACCCGTCGCAGGCGAACACCGCGACGGTGCTTCAGAATACGCTGCTGATCGGGCAGATCACGGTCGACGGAACCGCGATCAGCAATCAACCGGTGCTCGTCGAAAGCAAGGCGCAACTCGTCACGCTATGCGGGGCTGGCTCGATGCTCGCGAACATGGGGAGCCGCTACCTCGACCGCGATCCGTTCGGCCCGCTCTACATCCTCCCGATCGAGGACGACTCCGCCGCCGTCGCCGCGACCGGGACGATCACCGTCGCCGGACCCGCGACCGCATCGGGGACGCTGAACGTCTACATCGGCGGCATCCGCGTGCAATCCGGCGTGACGTCCGGAGACGCCGCGACCGTGATCGCGACGAACCTCGCCGCCGCAATCAACGCGACGCAGAACATCCAAGTGACCGCAGCAGCCGCCGCCGCCGTCGTCACCCTGACGTCGATCGGCAAGGGCGAAGTCTTCAATGGGATCGACGTCCGGACGAACTATCTCGGATCAGCGGGCGGCGAGTATGACGTTCCGGGCGTGACGCTGACGATCGTCCCGATGGCGGGCGGAACCGGGACCGCCGGGATCGACGCCGCGCTCGCGAACCTCTCGGATCAGACCTTCGACTTCATCATCACGCCCTACACGGACACCGGATCGCTCGACTCATTGAAGAACTTCCTCGCCGACGACGTCGGGCGCTGGTCATGGGAACAGATGATCTACGGCGGAGCGTTCGCCGCGTTTCGCGGCACGCTGGGCACTTGCGCGACCTTCGGAGAAGCCCGCAACGACCAGCATATGTCGATCGCCGCTTACAACGACAGCCCCGATCCGCCCTGGATATGGGCAACCGAGATGGGGGCCGCGTCCGCCGCGTCGCTCCGCGTCGATCCCGGCCTTCCGTTACAATACATCAATACGACCTTGAAAGCGCCGCCGATCGCCTCGCGCTGGACACTCGGGGAGCGGAATACGCTGCTGTATTCCGGTCTCTCGACCTTCCGCACTGGCGACGACGGAACGGTCATCGTCGAGCGTATGACGACGACCTATCAGGAGAACGCGGCGGGCGCGCCGGACAATTCCTACCTCGACGTCGAGACGATGTATGGGTTGATGTTCGTCGCGCGCCAAATGTCCGACTATCTGCTGACCCGCTACGCGCGGAAGAAGCTCGTCTCCGACACGACGCCGATCCTCTACGGCTCGAACTGCGTCAGCGCGCCACTGATCAAGGCCAGCGTGATCGTCGATTATCGCGCGCTCGAAGCGCAGGGCTACGTGCAGAACTCGGCGATCTTCGCGCAGAACGTCGTCGTCGAGAACGCAGGCAACGGGCTGGTGAAAATCCTCGCGCCCGTCGATCTGGTCAATCAACTCCGCCAGATCGCGATCCTGCTTCAGTTCCGGAAGTCGTAACGGAGGGTTAGATGCCGCAGTGTGAACGGCTGGCCGGAATAACCGGCCTGACGATTGACGGAGACGCTTACATGGTGGTCTCCGACGTGACTTGGTCGCCCGTCCGCTGGCGACGCGAGACCCTCGCCGGTCTGGACTCAATCCACGGCTTCTCGGAGGTGCCGCTTCAGGGCTTCATCGAAGCAACGCTCCGCGACGCCGGAGACCTCTCCGTCGAGAGTTTCAACGAGATGCGCTGCGTCGAGATACTCGTCAGCCTCGCGAACGGCAAAGTCGTGGGCGGATCGAATATGTGGTGCGTCTCCGCGCTCGAAGTTCGCGCAGCGGAAG